GAATTAGCGCCACGATGGCGGGCATGACGCCGGACCAGATTCAAGACGTCGTGTTGGGCACCATCCACGGCATGATGGAGTCCGGCGACCTGATGCCGCAAAACTCTGGGATGCCTGAGATGCCAGCGCAAGAAATGCCGATGGATGGCGAAATGCCACCGGAAATGCCACCCGAAATGATGCAACAGGAACCCATGCAATGAAGGCCGCTGAATTTGTAGGTCTGTTTTTTTTGGCGCGGGACGTGACGCACAGCGTCCATCTGAACACCCGCAGTTATGCCAAACACAAAGCATTGCAAAAATTCTACGAAGGCATTGTAGACTTGGCGGATGGGTTCGCCGAAGCCTATCAGGGGCGGCACGGTTTGATTGGGCCTATCTCGCTGCAATCGGCAAAGAAAACTAGCAACGTGGTGGAGTTCTTGCAAAACCAGTTGGATGAAATTGAAGCCGAACGGTATAACGTCTGTACTAAATCAGACACAGCGCTTCAGAATCTGATTGACGGTATCGTGGAGCTATACCTGTCCACGCTGTACAAACTTAAATTCCTTTCGTGAGGTTTATATGGCTTTAGCTTCTTACATTACCGCCACGGCCAATCTAAAGCCTAGCTTCGGTAAACTTAAAGGCATTTTCGTTAGCTCAGCGTCGGCCACTCCGACCATTACGATTTACGATTCTGCCGCCGCAACAACGACCAAAACGCTAATCGGGGTGTTTACCCCGGTTTCGGCAACCAATTATTTTTTTCCGGCAGATGGCCTTCAGTTTAATAACGGGTTGTATATCGTTATTAGCGGAACTGTCGCCGCAACTGTTTCATTTGAATAGTGATTGCTAGTTTTACCCATATAGGGTAAAAACGCACAAACCGTACCGGTAAGGTTTACCGGGGGCTTTTAAGGAGCCAAAGATGAGTGGTGAAGAACTGTTAGCGGAAGTACCCGCGCCGGAACAGGTAGCGACGGCAGCTCCTGAGCCCGATGTTTCAGCGCCGGAAGTTGGAGAGCAGGCAGAGCCCAAGACCTTCACACAAGAAGAGCTTGACGCGATTGTCAGCAAACGGCTTGCAAGAGAGCAGCGTAAGTGGGAAAGGACTCAGCAGCAGAAAGCGCCGGCACAACCGGTCGAACTGCCGCCAGCAGACCAGTTTGAAAGCGTAGAGGCGTATGCCGATGCGCTGGCTTTGCGTAAAGCGGAGCAACTGATTCAGCAGCGAACGGTTCAGCAGCAGCAGACTGAGGTTCTTGAGGCTTATCACGACCGCGAAGAAGAAGCGCGGGGTAAGTACAATGACTTTGAACAAGTCGCGTATAACCCGAATCTTCCGATTACGAACGTGATGGCTGAGACGATTCACGCTTCTGATATTGGCCCCGATTTGGCTTATTACCTTGGGTCCAATCCGAAAGAAGCTGACCGTATTTCCCGGTTATCGCCGTATTTGCAAGCGAAAGAAATTGGCCGTCTGGAAGCCAAATTGGTTTCTGAGCCGGTAACAAAACGGGTAACTAACGCGCCAGAGCCTATTCAACCCGGTAAACCGCGAAGTGCTTCGGCACCGAGCTTTGATACCACTGACCCTCGGTCTATCAAAAGTATGACCGCATCGCAGTGGATTGAGGCCGAGCGGCAACGCCAGATGAAGAAGCTAGAAGCGCAAAGACTTCGCTAACTAGGAGATATCATGTCTAACTCAATCCTTACGATTGATATGATCACTCGGAAAGCTCTCGAAATCCTTGAGAACAATCTGGTGATTTCCCGCAACGTGAACCGTCAATACGACGATTCCTTTGCCGTCGAGGGCGCCAAAATTGGCTCGACCCTCCGCATCCGTCTGCCTGACCGCGCGCTCGTCACCGATGGCGCTGCCCTCCAGGTGCAGAACGACAACGAACAGTTCACCACCCTGACTGTTGCTTCGCAGAAGCACATCGGCGTGAACTTTACTTCTGCCGAACTCACCATGCAGTTGGATGACTTTGCGGAACGTGTGCTGAAACCCCGCGTTAGTCAGCTGGCTGCTTCGGTTGATGCCGATGTCGCGAATGCGTACAAGAGCATCTTCCAGACGGTTGGCACCCCAGGCACCACCCCGGCTACTTCGCTTGTTCTGTTGCAGGCGCAGCAGAAACTGAACGAATCCGCAGCTGGTATGGCTCCGCGCTACGCCACCGTCAACCCGGCTGCGAACGCTGGTTTGGTTGAAGGCATGAAAGGCCTCTTTAACCCGGTTGACACCGTCAGCCGTCAGTTTAAGAACGGCATGATGGGTCAGGGCGTTCTTGGCTTTGACGAAATCAACATGTCGCAGTCCATCGTCCAGCACACCACCGGCAGCCGCTCGACTTCCGACACCATTCTGGTGAACGGTGCGGTTAGCACGCAGGGCGCGTCTACCATCAACATCGATGGCGGCACGGGTTCGGCAACCATCAATGCTGGCGACGTGTTCACGATTGCCGGCGTTTACGCCGTCAACCCGCAGACCCGTCAGTCCACCGGCTCGCTTCAGCAGTTTGTCTGCACCGCGACCGCCACCGCGTCTAGCGGCGCGTGGACCAGCGTGGCAATTTCGCCGGCTATTTACACCAGCACGAACGCTCTGGCTACCGTGGACTCGTTCCCGGCTGACAACGCCGCCGTGACTTTTGTTGGCACTGCTTCGACCCAGTACCCGCAGAACCTGGTCTATCATAAGGATGCCATCACGTTGGCGACCGCCGACCTTCTGCTTCCGCAGGGCGTCGATATGGCTTCGCGCCAGGTCCACAACGGCATCAGCTTGCGCGTTGTTCGTCAGTACGACATCAACAACGACCGTATGCCCTGCCGTATTGACGTGCTGTATGGTTACTCCACTATCCGGCCACCGATGGCTTGCCGGTTGTGGGGCTAATTAGTAATTCTTTTTGAGGAATAAGTATCATGGCACTACCTAATGGCGCTGGCGGTTACCAGATTGGTGACGGCAACCTTAATGAAGTTCAACTTCGCACTCAGGCTACGCCGGCAACGGCGACGGTTACCGCGACTCTGACGACTGCTCAGATTCTCAACGGTATCCTGCTGGGTACCCCAACCACCACGGCGGCGGCATACACGCTGCCTTTGGCTACTGATTTGGACGCTGCCGTCCCCAGTGCCAAAGTCAACAGCTGTTTTGATTTCACCGTGGTCAACACCAACGGTTCCGGTTCGGGCGTGATTACCATTACGACCAATACCGGTTGGACCATCGGTTCCTCGGGCTCACTCGGCCTGATGACCGTAACCACCGCTGGCACCGCCCAGAGCTACCGCGCCGTGAAAACGGGCGACGGCTCTTGGACGCTGTACCGAATCGCCTAAAAAGCGAATAGGAACGGGGCGGGCAACCGCCCCGTTTTCTTTATGCACATCTACCTTAGACACCCCAAACACGGCACCAAAGTCGCTATCGCGGATGCGGAAGCAGATGCGGATGAACGTAACGGATGGGTGCGATATACTCCCGGTGAACCGGAAGCTCCGGTCAATGAATTAGAGGCTAAACGCCGCCGCCGACCTGCCGCATAGGAGTTTCCGCCGTGCAGAGATATGTCAACTTTATAGCGTCCACGACTTCCACCAGTTCGACGCTAATGGTTCTTTCTAACGCCACCTGCACGGTCTATGTCGCCGGCACTTCTACAGCAGCCACGCTGTATAGCGACAATGGCATCACGCCGTTGGCTAACCCATTCCTATCGTCTTCGACCGGCCAGGTAGCGTTCTACGCGGCTAACGGGACGTATGACCTTGTAGTGTCCAAGATTGGCTATCTTACTGTCACCATCAGCGCCATTGAACTTGATGACCTTATGGCCCCATCGGGCAGCAACAGCGTAGGCTACCTCCCCGCTGGCATAAATGCAGTTTCTACTACCGTCCAAACCAAGCTGCGCGAAAGAGTGAGCGTTAAAGACTTTGGCGCGGTAGGGAATGGGGTAGCGGATGACACGGCGGCGATTCAAGCGGCCATAGACGCCAACCAGTCGGCGCAAGTGTTTTTCCCTTCTGGAACATACCTGTGCAGCAGTGCAATTCTCTTGACGGATACCGCTGGTCACAATTTTCAAGGTCAGCTGATTGGTGACCGCGCCACCATCACGTTTACGCATTCAACCTTAAGCACTGCCGCTGACAAAGACATGGCGCATGGGTTTCAAGCGTTTCCGCTCACTAATGGCGTCGGCGGCGACATCACTGGCATGAGAGGCGTGTTGATCCAAGGCTTTACAATCAACTGCCCAACAAATGGTTGCGGGATTTATTTGGCAAATTGCCAGCGAACGTCGATTATCCAATGCATATTTGTTGGTGGCCGGTACAACGTCGTCGAAGAATGCTGCATCAACACGGTTCACGACCGCTGTTACTTTTCCCAGTTCATCAACGCGGGCTTAGGGCTGTTAATGACCAACGACACCGCCCGCGTTTGGTATGGGTCTGCGACTCCTACGTCCACTTACTGGAACGATTCTCCCCAGATTAGCAATAACGGGTTTGCGACTGACGTTGCCAACGGAATTTTGGCGATGATTCTTGACTACGGGTCACAATCAGAAAGCATCCGAAACGTGACCAACTGTTATTTATACAGCGGCACAAACGCGCAAACCCAGTACGGGATCTTAGGCAGAAACTGCAACTACAACATTCAATCAAGTTGGTTTGAGAACATCAATTATCCCGTAAGATTTTTGATGACCAACGCTAATGAAGGGGGCAGCGGAACGACGATCACAGGCGTCACCGCCGCGCAGCCTAACGGCACTTATACCGTCGGCGCGTTTCCAGATGGATTTAGTTACACCGCCAGAATCAACAACAATCACAGCAACCGAGCAGTCACCGATTACGACGTAAGCGGTGTTGATGGGCCGTGTTTCATTGGTCAGAACATTTCCTACCTGTCATCTGGCACCTTTCTGAAAAGTTTACAGGCAGGCAGTCAAAGAATTGTTGACGGAGGAAACTCGTTAATTAGTTCTTCTGGAACTTACAAAAATCTCACCTACAACCAATATGTGCATTGGTATCTTGGCGACACGACTGGAACGGCCAATGCTGCCGCAGGCGATATAGGGCAGTACATTGAGTCAAGCATTCTGGCAGGCAGCGCGGTCACGCAAGTGACGCCGGTTTCTGCCATTGGCACCATCACAAATAGTTACGCAATTCCCCGAAATCGTTTCCAACTGACCGCCACAACGACAATCTATTTGTTGCACTTCGCCACGTTTTCGGCAGGCTCGGTTGCCGGGTTCGGTGTGCTTTCGGCAAGGCGCATCCGGTGATGCACGAACTGGAACACCTGCTGATTGCTCTTGCGGTGCAGGCCGCCATTGGCTTGCTGACCGGCGACTGGTGGGCCGGCGCTGCGCTGGGTGCTGGCGTATTCATTGGCCGCGAACACGCGCAGGCCGAGTACAAGTGGATTGAACACTACGGCCACGGGCGCCGTGCCAACCTGCCCTGGTGGGGTTGGTTAGACCGCCGCGTGTGGGATGTTCATTCGTGGTTTTGGAATCTATCATTGCCCATAGCGGCTGTGCTTATACTGGCCGGAGTAATGTGAAATGACGATTATTGTCCCATCAACTTCGTTTACAACATCAACGACGGCGGGCGACCAAATCAACGCCGCGTTGCGGTTGATTGGACAATTAGCTGAAGGCGAAGTGCCGTCTGCGGCTACCGCACAAGATGCGTTGACCGCCATGAATCAAATGATTGATTCGTGGAACACCGAGCGCCTTAGCGTGTTCTCAACGCAAGACCAAGTGTTTAGCTGGCCCCCGAACACTATCAGCCGCACGTTGGGCCCGTCTGGCGACTTTGTGGGCAACCGCCCTATCCTGCTTGATGATTCGACGTACTTTAAGGACGCTTCTACGGGCATTTCGTTCGGTATCAAAATCCTCAACCAGCAACAGTATAACGGCATCGCCGTTAAGACTGTGACCAGCACTTACCCGCAAGTCATCTGGGTTAACATGACATACCCCGACATTGAAATGTACATCTACCCCGTGCCCACACGGGTGTTGGAATGGCATTTTGTTTCAGTGGCTGAACTGCATCAAGCCGCGTCACTATCAACCGTGTTGGTGTTGCCGCCAGGTTACTTGCGGGCGTTCAAATACAATCTGGCGTGCGAATTGGCACCGGAATTTGGCGTCGAACCGTCGCCTACCGTGTCGCGCATCGCCATGACCAGCAAACGTAATCTGAAGCGCATCAACAACCCAGATGACATCATGAGCTTGCCGTACAGCATCGTTGGCACCCGCCAGCGGTTTAACGTTTTTGCCGGCAACTACTAATGCAAATAGCACTTGATTACGATAAGACCTATACAGCAGATCCAGAACTTTGGGAAAAGTTTATCGGTCTTGCGCAGGCGCGTAATCATAGCGTTTGTGTTGTGACAATGAGATACCCGTACGAAAATATTAAAGGTCTTACTGTTCCTGTTGTATACACCAGCAGAGAAGCAAAAGTTAAGCATTTCATAGCAGACGTTTGGATTGATGATTCTCCAAATTGGATTTATCAGGATTCTATATAATGAAAATGCCAATTCTGGGGCAGGCGTATGTGGCTCGCAGCGTCAACGCTGCGGACAACCGCATGGTCAATCTGTACCCCGAGGCGACGCCCGAAAACGGCAAAGACGCTGGCTTTCTCAACCGCGCGCCTGGTCTGCGGCTGTTAGCGACGTTAGGGACTGGCCCTGTGCGCGGGCTGTGGCAATTTGGGGCGTACGGCTATGCGGTGTCTGGCAACACGCTATACAAAATAGACTCAGCGTGGACCGCAACTGTACTGGGCACGGTGTCTGGCAGTGGGCCGGTCAGCATGACCGACAATGGCACGCAGCTGTTCGTTGCGTGCAACCCGCTCAGCTACATCTACAACGCCAGCACCGGCGTGTTCGCGCAAATTACCGACCCTGACTTTCCTGGCGCGGTAACGGTGGGGTATTTGGACGGGTACTTCGTGTTCAACGAACCCAATTCGCAAAGGATTTGGGTCACTCAGTTGCTGGATGGAACGTCGGTAGATCCGTTGGATTTTGCTAGCGCCGAAGGTTCCCCTGACGGTCTGCTTGCCATTGCGATTGACCACCGCGAGGCGTGGCTGTTTGGCACCAACACCGTTGAGGTGTGGTACGACTCAGGCGCGGCAGCGTTTCCGCTGGAGCGCATACAGGGCGCATTTAACGAGCTTGGTTGCGCGGCTCCGTATTCAGTAGCCAAGATGGACAATGGGCTATTCTGGTTGGGCTCCGACGCCCGTGGCAACGGTATGGTCTACCGGGCGAACGGTTACACCGGTCAACGGATTAGCACACACGCCATAGAGTTTGCCATTCAAGGCTACGCGACCATCTCCGACGCCATTGGCTACACTTACCAGCAGGACGGCCATTCGTTTTATGTGCTGATTTTTCCAACCGGCAACGCTACTTGGGTGTACGACGTTGCAACCGGCGCTTGGCATGAACGGGCCGCGTTCAGCAACGGCCAATTTACGCGGCATATCAGCAACTGCCAAATGAATTACAACAACGAAATCGTGGTGGGTGATTACGCCAACGGCAATATCTATGCGTTTGACCTCGATGTTTATGCGGACAACGGCGCGGTACAGCGTTGGCTTCGGTCGTGGCGAGCGCTGCCATCTGGGCAAAACAACCTAAAGCGAACGGCGCAGCACTCGCTACAGCTTGACTGCGAAACGGGCGTTGGCCTTAACACCGGGCAAGGCAGTGACCCTCAAGCCATGCTTCGTTGGTCTGATGATGGCGGTCACACTTGGTCAAACGAACATTGGACATCAATGGGCGCGATTGGGTCGTATGGCACGCGGGCCATTTGGCGCCGGTTAGGGATGACGGAAAAGATCCGAGACAGGGTTTACGAAGTGTCCGGCACCGACCCAGTAAAAGTAGCCATTATCGGCGCTGAATTGACCGTATCTGCAACTAATGGCTGACAATACCACTAATATCACACCACCACGCGTTCCATTTTTGGACGCGCGAAACGGTCAAATATCACGCGAGTGGTATCGATTCTTTCTAAACCTGTTCACCATTACCGGCAACGGAACCGGCGTTACGCCTATTGCAAATGGCGGAACAAACTCCACGTCTACGCCGCAATCAGGCGCCATAGCGTATGGTGACGGCGCGTCATATAGATTTACGACGGTTGGCTTGCCCGGACAAATATTGACCAGCAACGGCGCCGGTTCGCCGGGGTGGACTACGGCGGCAGGGGGCTCTGTCACCAGCGTGGATGTATCTGGCGGCACCACCGGGTTTACGACGTCGGGCGGCCCCATAACATCGTCGGGCACCATTACGTTGGGCGGAACATTAGCAATCGCCAATGGCGGCACTAATTCATCCGCAACCCCTACTGCTGGGGCCGTCCCATACGGCACCGGCACGGCGTATGATTTTACTGCGGTTGGCACTGTAGGTCAGGTGCTGACCAGCGCAGGTGCTGGCACGCCTACTTGGGCCACACCAACCACTGGCACAGTTTCTAGCGTTGATGTATCAGGTGGCACAACGGGCTTAACCACTTCGGGTGGCCCAATTACCAGTTCCGGCACCATTACGTTAGGCGGAACTTTGGCTATCGCTAACGGCGGTACGAACGGTACAGCGACACCCACAGCCGGGGCCGTTCCTTACGGCACCGGTACGGCGTTTGGCTTTACCGTTGCCGGTACGTCCGGCCAAGTGCTGACTAGCGCTGGCGCTGGTATACCTACTTGGACCACCCCAACTACCGGCACGGTGACTAGCGTTGGGCAGACGTTTACCGGCGGCCTCATATCGGTAACCGGGTCGCCTGTTACCGGGTCTGGCACGTTGGCGTTAACGGTTGCGGGGACGTCGGGCGGCGTTCCTTACTTTTCATCCGCAAGCACCTGGGCGTCGTCGGCGACGTTAGCGGCGAATGCTTTGGTCATCGGCGGCGGCGCGGGCGTAGCGCCTGCGACCACTACAACGGGCACAGGTGTTGTCACCGCGTTGGGCGTCAACACTGGAACTGCCGGCGCGTTTGTCGTCAACGGCGGCGCGCTGGGCACGCCGTCCAGCGGCACGGTGACTAACCTGACCGGTACGGCGTCCATCAACATCAACGGCACTGTAGGTGCTACAACACCCACCACCGGCGTGTTCACTACGGTGGTCGCCAATACCAGCGCGGGCGTAGGCGCTATCGCACCAGCGGGCACTAATTTTTATAACGTCAAAAACATTACAGGTGCTACCGCTGCAAACGCCAACTATACTTTTGCGACTATCCAGAGCGACGTAACTTCCCAAGCTCGCGGGTATCTTACTAACTTAGGAACCGCCGCCACCGCGTTTACGTTATCAAACCTTAGACATTTTTACGCATTCCAAGGAACTATTGGCGCGGGGTCAACTGTAACCACCCAAATTGGGTTTTACGCAGAAAACAATTTAATTGGCGCTACCAATAACTATGGTTTTGTGGCGGGTGATACCGCCGCAGTAACCGCAGGCAAAACGGCTTACGGGT